TCAGTAGTATGTTCTTGTCACTATGTTCCCTCAGACAGAATTGGGATTTCTAGAACTCGATTATAATATTTATAATAAAAAATGGCCAGAAAAAAGAACCCAACACCTAAAACACAAAAAGAAATATCTATTTCTTTACAGACTCCTACTGAACAAAGAGGAGTGGGTTTTCAGCCTGTGGGAAATCCAAATGATGTAGTTGTTCCTAATAGAGCACAACAAACTTCATTTAATGGAGATGATGTAAAACCATTTAGTATTGGTATTCAAGATATTGATGAAGCTGTAATGTATTATTTTAAAAATGTTATTCAACCATTTGTAATTCAAAACGGAGAAAGACTAGCAGTTCCTATAATTTATGGTTCTCCTGAAAAGTGGAAATCATTCCAAAAAGACGGATATTATAGAGATGTTCAAGGTAGAATAATGGCACCCATAATAATGTTTAAATTAGATTCAATTTCTAAGAATAGAACTATAGCAAATAAATTAGATGCTAATATGCCTAACAATTTTGGAGTATTTACTAAAAAGTATTCTCAAAAAAACACGTACGACCAATTCTCAGTTCTAAATAATGTTGTTCCTGAACAAATATTTTATGCTACAGTTATGCCCGATTATTTAACAGTAACTTATTCATGCGCTGTAATGACTTATTATGTAGAACAGTTAAATAAAATTATAGAAGCAGTAGAATACGCTTCTGATTCATATTGGGGAGATCCTGAAAAATTCAAATTCCAAGCAAGAATAGATTCATTTGATAGAATACATGAATTATCAGATGATAAAGAAAGAGTAGTAAAAACCACATTTAGTATTAAATTAAATGGACATATAGTTCCGGATGTTCCTCAGAAAGATATAAATGCAATAAAAAAGTTTACTAATAAATCAAAATTAGTATTCACAACCGAAGTAGTAAATAAAATCTAAATAAATAATAGTTATGGAAACTAAACAATTAACACCCGAAGAAATACAAACCATTAAAACCATTAGACAAGAAAGATCAGAAATAACTAATCAATTTGGTGATATTGAAATTCTTATTCAAGAATATGAAATAATTAAGCAAGACTTAATAGAACAATTATCATCTCTTAAAAAAAGAGAAGTAAAAGTAGGACAAGAATTGCAAGAAAAATACGGAGATGGAGTTATAAATATAGAAAAGGGAGAATTTGTTAGTAATATTTAACTTTAACAAAAACTTGTCATATTTATATTAAAACATAATATAAAACATGGCAACAACCCTAATTTCTCCAGGTGTACTTTCTATTGAGAATGATGCATCACAAATAAGTCAACAACCAGTTACTGTAGGTGCCGCTATTATAGGTCCAACAGTAAAAGGTCCTTTAGAAATCCCTACAGTAGTAACATCATATAGTGACTACCAAAATAAATTTGGTACCACATTTGTAAGTGGTAGTGATGTTTATACTTATTTTACATCAATTGCAGCTTATAATTATTTTAACAATGGTGGTGAATCATTATTAGTAGCAAGAGTAGCAAGTGCAAGTAGCGCTTGGACCTTTGCAACTACAGCAACTGCTTCAGCAGGTAATAGTGCTATTAAGAGTATTATTGGAAACAATGAAGTATTTGTTCTTGAAACATTATCTAAAGGTACTATTATGAATTCTTCAAGTAGTATAGATGCTTCAGGAGCACTTGCTAGTGGATCTACTGATAACGTTAGATGGGAAATTGTAAATTCTAATACAAGTTCAGGTACATTTAATTTATTAGTTAGAAGAGGAAATGATAATACATTAACTCCAACAATTTTAGAAACATGGACTAACTTATCATTAGATCCATTTTCTCCAAATTACATTTCAAGTGTAATTGGTGATTACACATATGCATATAATTCAACTAAAAACCAGATTGAATTAACAGGTTCATATCCAAATGCATCAAGATACGTAAGAGTAAAATCAGTTCTTTTAACAACACCAAACTATTTTGACAACTCAGGAGCTCCAAAAACAGCATTCACAAGTTCAATCCCAGCAGTAGCTAGTGGTTCATTTAGTGGAGGAGTAGGAACATTATTCGGTTCATCAGCAGCCAAATATTATGATACTATAGCGTCACAAACTCAAGGTTTAACGGGAAGTGATTATACTAACATGATTAATTTATTATCTAATACTGATGATTATAAATTTAACTTATTATTAACTCCTGGTTTATGTGATTCTCTTCATACCACACAATGTACTTCAATTATTAGTAATACAGCAAATAGAGGTGATAACTTATTTGTTCTAGATTTAGTTCCATATAATTCAACAACAACAGCAGTTACTGGACAAGCAGCAACAAGAAACAACTCATATGCAGCTTCATATTGGCCTTGGGTTCAAACACAAGATCCTGATTCAGGTAGAAATGTTTGGGTCCCAGCTTCAACTTTAATGGCTGGTGTATTCGCATATAATGATAAAGTAGCAGAACCTTGGTTCGCACCTGCAGGCATTAATAGAGGAGGTTTGACAAGTGTAATTAGAGCAGAACAAAAATTAACTCAATCAGATAGAGATACATTATACCAAGGTAAAGTAAACCCAATAGCAACTTTCCCAGGTCAAGGAGTAGTAGCATATGGTCAGAAAACATTACAAACTCAAGCATCTGCTTTAGATAGAGTAAATGTTAGAAGATTATTAATTTCACTAAAATCATATATTGGTCAAACAGCAAATGCTTTAGTATTTGAACAAAACACATTAGCAACAAGAAACCAATTCTTAGCCCAAGTAAATCCATATTTACAGTCAGTACAACAAAGACAAGGTTTATATGCATTTAAAGTGGTAATGGATGAAAGTAATAATACCGCTGATGTGATCGATAGAAATCAGTTAGTCGGGGCTATTTATATTCAACCTACTAGAACAGCTGAATTTATATATTTGAACTTTAACATTATGCCAACCGGTGTAGCATTTAGTTAATAAAAATACTTAATAAATAAAGAGGGAACCTATTTAGGTTCCCTTTTTTTATATATAAATTTCATATTACCACAATCCCAAACCCTCCTAAATCCATTATCTAACATGTTTTGATATTCTGACTTTTCTGCATCAAATATATCTAATAATTTATTTAATTTGTGTTTTTGACATGACATCCTATTTAATATATTATTATTTTTCCAATATATGTAAGATGGAGATGTATTAGTACTAAATTCAAAACCTAAGGTTTTATATAAATTACCATCAAAAAACCTCCTATCCGCAAAACTTACTATATCTAAATTATTATCATTATTGTTGTTAATAAAGTGTTTAAATAATTTTGAAGCCCCTCCGACAACAGTAGTATTTAATTTATTACAAAATCTAATCATTTCAAATTCATTTGAATTTTTCTTAAATCTATTTTTACCAAAAGTCATAATAGAAACTAATTCATTATTATAATACAATCCTAAAGAAACAGAAGCATGAGTATAACCTTGCATGTGATTTTCATTTAAAAATTTTCTAATTATAGTAGTATCTTCAATTTTATTAACTGTACATTTACGAGCATATATTTTATCATTAAATACTCCCAATTTACTTAAAATTATGGATTGTATAATTGGTTTTTTAAAAATCCACTCATAATCTAAAATATGGATTAAATTAATTCCTATTTCATTACATTTCTCTGTTTTATATAAATGGTAATTTTTATATTTCCCCATAGATTCTGAATGCCAGTATACTCCATTAATTTCAATAGCTAAATTATGTGACTTTATAAGAACATCTATCTCCTGTCTGTTAGGTAATATATCTCTCCTATTCAAACATATATCTGAAGATAAAAGATGATTAGATAAGAAAACCACTAACTCATCTTCAATTAAAGAGTATCCTTTATAATCAGAACACTTACATGATGGAAGATAACCATTACTTAAAAATACCTCAGTAACTTCAGAACATTTGTTACATTGGAATTGAAATTTATTTCTAAATGAATGATTCACTTTATTTTGTTCTAAATATTCTTTATCAAACATTGGAACCATTCCAGATGTATTTTGATAGTTTATTAATTTCTCCCACTTTAAATTAACAAAATTTTTTCTATCATGTATTTGCCCTTTTAATTTTACAGATATCTTATCTGAAATATCTTTATTTTGAGATGCAAATACACACCCATATCTTTCAAAAACAGTATTGTTAGATTTATCCTTAAATTCTTTAACTAAAAATGGATTATTAACACCATATTTTTCAATTAAATTATTTTTATATTTATCTTGTACTTCTTTAGATTTAAAGGCTATTTCATTCCCATATTTTTCTAAACATGTTTTTTTTCTTTTTTCCATCCACCCCCTATCAACTCCCTTATGTTGTTGAGCACACTTTTTAGTACAAAAATCTCTAGCAGATGAGGGTCGAGTTTCGAACATAACGGAACAATGTTTACATGTATTTTGAATTGGTGGTTTTTTTGGACGTGCCATATGGTTTAGGTTTAAATGATGTTACGTTGATAAATATACGAAAAATTCCTTAGAAATCAAAACTAATTATATTTATAATAAAACACAAAACTATGGCAGTATTAAACCCAAATGAAATATTCTTTACGGCATTCGAGCCTAAACAGCAAAATAGGTTTATTATGTATGTTGATGGTATTCCATCATATACTATTAAAGGAATAAGCGCAATTACTTTAACTCAAGACGAAGTAGTATTAAATCACATTAACATTTTACGTAAAGTAAAAGGAAAATCAAAATGGAGTAACATCACAATGACTCTTTTTGACCCAATCACACCTTCCGGAGCTCAAGCAGTAATGGAATGGGTACGTTTACATCACGAATCAGTAACTGGTAGAGATGGTTATTCTGACTTTTATAAGAAAGATTTAACTATGAACGTATTAGGCCCAGTAGGTGATATTGTAAGCGAATGGATTCTTAAAGGCGCTTTAATTGTGAATGCTAATTTTGGTGAATATAGCTGGGACAATGAATCGGCAGCACAAAACTTAACACTGGAAGTTTGTGTTGATTATTGTGTGCTCAATTATTGATATATATTTATATATAAATTTACAATTATTATCCTCCTTTCTGAAAAGATAGGAGGATTTTTTATCAAAAGTAATATCTGTATATATTTATAATAAAATAAAATCTATGTCAAACGAAGTTACAAACAAATTCCAATTCCC